AACTCTGCGCACCTAGTCGACGTTCAAACCTTTTCGGGGTAAGCTGGAAGCATGCCTAACCCATCGAAGCCAATCGAGCAAAAGCGACTACTCGGTAACCCCGGACGCAAGCCACTTCCCGACAAGGTTATGACTGTTGCCCTAGAGGGTGGCAAGGTTGAACCCCTGCGAGAGCTAGAGCAGGCAGGGCAGCAGCTATGGGACTCCGTGTTCAACTATGCGGAACTGTGGATTAGCCCTCGGACAGACGTCCATCTTTTGCAAATGACCTGCGAACAACTCGACAGGCGCGAGCAAATCAAACAGGCGATTGCCGCTAGTGACGACTGGCACTTGTTCAAACAGCTCAACGACTTAGAGCGACTTGTTAGTTCCAACCTTGGGTTGCTTGGCTTCACACCTAGCGACAGGAGCCGCTTAGGGCTCGCAGAGATAAAGGCGAAGTCTAGGTTGCAAGAATTGTTAGAACGTAATGGGTAAGTCTTGGCCTCCTGCGTGGCTGACCCCTGTTGAAGCCGCGTCTCTAGCCGAAGGTAAAGGCGACCTAGCAGTCGACTTCATTGAAGCGTTCGGCGTTATTACAAAGGACTCGATAGCAGGGCCACAAGGTTCACAGCTCATTTTGCGCGACTGGCAAAAAGACTTGATTCGACACCTCTATGCAGGCGACGGCAAGGGCGGATTCGCTTCAAAAATTAGCCTCGTGGGTATGCCCCGTAAGCAGGGCAAAAGCGCCATGGCGAGCAGCCTCGCCGTTTTCGACACCTTCTTTGGCCCTCGCGGTGGAGAGGTTTATTCGGTAGCTGCCGAAAAGGAGCAGGCCCGGATTGTCTTCAACGACGCCAAGAAAATGATTGAAGCTAACGAGGAGCTTTCCAGCCAAGCCAAAATCTACAGAGACGCTATCGAGATACCAGCGACAGGCTCTGTCTACCGCGTTCTTTCAGCCGAAGCTTATTCAAAAGAGGGCTACAACTCAACCGCTGTCTGGGCTGACGAGGGTCACGCTATGGCCGATAGAACCCTGTTTGATGTTATGTCTTTGTCTATGGGAGCTAGGGGAAACAAGGCTCACTTAGTAATGATTACAACGGCAGGCCGTAAGTCTGACCAGACAGGCGGCGACTCAATCGCTTACACGCTTTACCAGACAGGGCAAAAGATAGTCAACAAGGAGATAGAACCCTCGATGTTTATGGCATGGTGGGAGCCTCCTAAAGACGCTGACTACAAAGACCCTGCAACTTGGGAATTGGCTTCACCCGGATACGGGGATATCTGCGCAGCGGAAGACTACGAGACTGCGATAAAGGTAACTCCTGAAGCAGAGTTCAAAACAAAGCGCCTCAATATCTGGACGAACACAAAGACCGCTTGGCTCCCAGCCGGAGCTTGGCAGGGGATAGAAGAAGAATTTGAAATGTTACCTAGCGACGAATACGTCCTTGGCTTTGATGGTTCTTGGAAGAACGATAGCACCGCGCTAGTGGCAGTCATTATGCCTCGTTTTGAAGACGACACCTATCGAGCGGTACGGGTTGCGAGTTGGGAGAAGGACTTCGCGCTCCATGATGATTCTTGGATTGTCGACAAGAAAGAAGTTGCCAAGGCCGTTATGGACTTCTTCGACAAGCAACCCAACTGTAAAGAAATGGCCTGCGACCCTTCATACTGGGAGGACGAAATGTATCAGTGGTCGGAGTACGGCATCCCGGTTGTGGAGTATAAGAACACGCTGTCCAGAACTGTCCCTGCAACCTCTAAGTTGTTTGAAGCAATTATGAATAAGAAGCTTAGGGTTCAACATGATGGAGCCATGACGAGGCACATGGAAAACTGCATCCTAAAAATCGACGCTCAGCGCGGCGCTCGTATTACAAAAGACTTCCGTAATCCTAAGCTTAAGATAGACTTAGCAGTGGCCCTAATGATGGCGTTTGACCGCGCAACCGTTAGAATGGAAGAAGCACTCGTGCCACAAGTTTATGTATAGGCGGTAATTCTTGGCAAACGTATTCGACAGGTTCTTCTCTAAGAGGGCGCTTTCGTATCAAAGTATTTGGGCAGCAGGCGGAGATGTGGACGGCGGAACTATTGCAGGAACCTCTGTCAATAGCGAAACTGCCTTTTCGATAAACGCTGTCTACTCAGCAGTCTCACTAATTAGCGACACGGTAGCAAGCCTGCCTGTTGATGTTTATGTTCGCAGAGACGGCGCACGCTACCCATTCAGGCCCTCGCCAGCTTGGGTACAAAAGCCAGACGTTGACACAACCAAGGAAGCCTTTTGGGGTTCGATAATTGTCAGCATGCTAATTGACGGGAACGCTTTTATCAGGGTCTTCTCTAATGACCGAGGCGAAGTAGTAAACCTGAGCGTGTTGAACCCTCAGAACGTGGAGATAACTCGCAACGGCCTAGGTCAGGTTATGTACCGACTAAACCAAGACGACCAGCTCCTAAGCAGTGAGCAAGTAATCTTTGTTCCGGATGTCGTAAGGCCGGGCAACATTCGTGGGATTAGTCGAGTCGAAGCGCTCAAGGAAAACTTCGGATTAGCAAAAGCACTTGAAGCTTATGCAGCCAAGTTCTTCGGCGATGGAACTCAGACTTCAGGAGTTATTGAGTTTCCGGGAAACCTTACAGCCGACCAAGCCAAGAACCTGCAGACAGGATTCGACTCTCGTCATTCAGGTTGGAAGAAGTCACACAAGACAGCCATCCTCTCAGCCGGGGCCAAGTACACTCAGACAAACACGGAAAACGACAAGGCGCAGTTCTTAGATTCTCGTCGTCTTGCAATAGAAGACGTTGCAAGGGCGTTCCGCGTTCCAAGCAACATGCTCAACTTGCCGGGGTCAAATACTTTCAGCTCGGTCGAGCAAAACAACTTGGCCTTTGTGACACACTGCCTTCGTCCAATAATCGCAAAACTCGAAAGCGCCTTTAGCCCGTTGATGTCCAGAACCTCAGGAGGAGAGAACGCTTTCCTGAAGTTCAACATTGACGGACTGCTAAGGGCTGACATACAAAACAGAATGTCTGCTTACTCCACTGGACTTCAAAGCGGGTTCCTAAGTGTGAACGACGTTCGCCGACTAGAAGACCTTCGTCCCATAGACGAGAAAAGCGCCGACATGCCAAGGGTTCCACTTGCTAATGTCGGAATAGATTCAGCCGACCTAGTGGCAACCGACAAGAAGGTCTCTATGGCTTCCAAGCTGGTTCTGGCGGGCTTTGACCCTTCAGAGGTCTTAGTGGCCATGGGACTGCCTGCCGTGGCTCACACGGGGCTACCAAGCGTCCAACTGCAAGGGATAGCACAAGTTGACCCTGAAGACCCAACAAGCGCTTACGGCGTTGAGTAAAGAAGGCAGGAAAATAAATGGCACTTATCAACGGCACTAACGGCATACCAGCCACAAACCTAAAAGTGGCAGCAGCGCCTAAAGCTCAGGTTGAACCACCCAAGCCCGTAATCGAAGAACCAATCGCTAAGGTGGAAAACTTCAAGCCTAAAGGTGTAAAGATGGTAAACTCAAAGAAGACTAATTGAAGGACGGCATAGTGTCAGGCATTGAGCAACGAGTAACAACTACCGAGTTTGAAGTCCGGGAAGAAACGGACGGGATGCACTTCAGCGGGTACGCCGCTATGTTCAACTCTCCGAGTCTTCCGCTTCCGTTCACCGAGCGTATTGCTCAGGGTGCGTTCAAGCGTTCGCTAAAGTCTCGCAACGATGTCAAGTTTCTTTGGAACCACGATTCAGGAGAAATTCTAGGCTCGACTCGCGCGAAGACTCTAACCCTTACCGAAGACGACAAAGGTCTTATGGTCGGAGGTATTTTGCCTAACACGTCACGAGGGCGGGACGTTGCCGAGTTGTTGCGCCGCAAGGATGTAGATGCTATGTCATTCGGCTTCAGCGTTCCTACAGGTGGAGATGCTTGGTCGAGTGACGGAGCGGAACGAACACTAAACTCGGTACGGCTTTTTGAAGTTAGCTTAGTTGGTAACCCTGCTTACACCGCGACCGCTGGAACAGTATCGGTTCGGAAGTTCGTAAAGGCAGCAGAACGAGCAGCGGTTAGCGTTGACGCACTGGCTGATGCATTAGGAAAAATTGAAGACGGGCTAAACATAACCGAAGAAGAACAAGGACTTCTCAACCAAGTTATTACAACTTTGGCTCCTGAAGTTGAAGTTGTTGTAGAGCCAGAACCTGTCGGCGACCTTGGCTTGCTCGCACTAAAAAAGAAGAAGCTTGAGCTTCTAATGAAAGGTATGTAATGGCTACGAAAGAACAAATCACAAAAGCTATTCTCAAGGCAGCCGGAAACCCGGACACCGGAGTAGTTCGCGTAAACGCAGAAAAGTGGGCGGAGGCAATCGTCGCACTAGACTCAGAGACTCCACCGAAAGCCAATGAAGGCGAAGACGTGGTGCAGGAAAGCGCTCCATTTGAGAGGGCTAAAAAAGAGGTTCGTGTAACCAAGCCGACTGAGATTCGCTAGTCGCCAAGCAACAAACCTCTACCCCGTTAGCCTTTCTTGGTGCTAACGGGGTTTCCTTTTAACTAGAACAAGTGTTCGATAACACCCTTTGACAACTAAACACATACAGCCACACACGCAGCCCTAGCAGCCCCTCTAACGCCATTTGCCCCTGTCTTAGCCATGACCGCGCAGGCATTGTCTTGAAAGTCGCACCTGAGCGATTTACGGGGTCTTGCCTAGTAAACAAGCGTGCGAACAAGCGTTCGACAAAAGAGGCTCCTGTTGCCTTATCGTTATAAAAAGTTTTTGATTTCCCTTGCTTATTATTTGCAAAGCGTTACTATACCTGCCAAGACTGCATACCTGTTGTAAACTAATTAGTATCGGATAAGAGTTAGCTCTGCCGACCTTGCTGTTGAGCGTTAACGCCACTGCACCTAAATGCAAATAACCTAACAAGGAGACTAAATGTCTGAGTTCATTAAGACTCAGCACGAAGTGCGCACCAACCTTATTTCACAGGTCAGAGAAGTTATCGACTTCGCTGAAACTGAAGGTCGCGGACTAGACGCTGCTGAACTAACAAAGATTGACGCAATCGAAGCCGACATCCGTAAAGCGGACGACAGCATCACTATTGCTCAGCGTTCCGAGGAGCGCAACGTAGAAGCTTCCGTAGCTGCTAAGGGATTCATTCCTTCGGTATCTGAGGAACGTTCTGCAACTGACATCTTCCGCGCACTTGCTTCAGGCGACCAGCGTGGACACACCTTCGAGAAGCGTGCCGTTCTAACGCCTTCTGCGAACACCGTCCCTAAGTCGTTTTATGACGAAGTGTTTGACGTTGCTCGTTCCGTGGGAAATATGTTGGAAACTTCCGACATTATTCAGACAACTTCAGGCGAAGACCTAACTATACCAACCTTGTCTGCCTATTCCGCTATGACCCTAAAGGGCGCAGGCGCGTCACTTGCAGACGTAGAACCCACCTATAGCTCAATCACCCTTGGAAGCTACAAGTATGGTGGAATCATCCAAGCAGCGAACGAACTAGTAACCGACGCAGGGTTCAACCTTGGTGCACACCTAGCGCAGCAGGCTGGAAACGGAATGGGCTACGCAGTTAACGAAGCCCTAACAACTGGAACCGGTTCTTCTCAGCCAAACGGTATTGTCACTGCTTCGGCAGAAGGCATCACCGGAGCGACTGGCGTAACAGGTGCGTTCACAGCGGACGACATCATTTCGTTGATTTACTCGGTTGACGCGGCTACGAGGCGCAAGCCAAGCATGGCAGTGATGATGAACACCAAGTCCATTGGCGAAGCTCGCAAGCTGAAGGACACTGCTGGAAACTACCTATACAACATCTCTCAGGTAGGCCCCGGAGGTCAGGACACATTCGCCGGCTTCAATGTAGTAGAGAACCCTCACATGGCTGACACCGCACTGGATGCGAAGTCGGTACTAGCAGGTTCATTGGACAGCTACAAGGTTCGCCTTGCAGGTGGCTTGGACGTTGCATCCTCAACTGAGTTTGCTTTCCAGAACGACCTAACAACTTGGAGATTCCTTCTTCGTGTTGATGGCAACTTGACATCTGACTCAGAGGTCAAGCACTTTGTCGGAGGCGCAAGCTAACCCAACAAAATAGACCGAGGCCCCGTTAGTTTGTAGATTGCTAACGGGGTTTCGCTATGGTACGATTTAGGGGCTATGTTATTTTCCCTTCATAGTTCCTTCGTTGTAGAGAAGCCCCTGCTAGAAATAGTGGGGGTTTTTCGTTACCTAGTGTTTCTAAGTTAGACTAGAGCTTGGAGGTTTACATTGGCACTAACAAACGCATACTGCACTCTAAACGAGGTAAAGGCTTCTCTAAGAATCCTAGTTAGCGACACCGTCGACGACGACCTTTTGGAGCTTGCTATTGAGAGCGCTAGTCGAGACATCGACCAAGCGACAGAGCGACAATTTTTTACTACAGAGACTCATCGGTTTTTTACCCCTCGCAACACTATGGTTTGTGAGATAAATGACGTTTCGGCCTTGACTTCAATAAAGACAAGCTCCGGTGCGGATGGAACTTATGACACAACTTGGGCAACTAGCGACTACCAGCTAGAGCCACTTAACGGGATAGCAGGCGGACAAGTCGTTCCGTTCGACGCTATTCGCGCAGTCGGCGACTACGGGTTCCCAATAAGCGGGGAAGAAGTTACCGTAAGAGTTGAAGGAACCTTTGGGTTTGCATCCGTCCCAATAGCAATCAAGCAAGCAACCGTCCTCCTTGCTTCTAGAATTTTCAAGCGCAACGATTCACCGGGTGGAGTAATGGGCTTCGGAGATATCGGGGTAGTTCGTGTTAGCAAGTTCGACCCAGACATTGAGAGACTAATCAACCCTTACAGGAAAATTAGGTTTGCATGACTATCGCTGCAATCCGCGAAGGTATTGCCACTAACCTAAGAACCGTTTCTGGGCTTCGGGTCTTTGAAGAAATTCCCGACCAAGTAGCACCTCCTGCCGCAATCGTTAGCTTGAACTCAATTCAGTATCATCAAGCTTTTGCAGGCGGACTCAACATCTATTCATTCACTGTAAGGGTCATTGTGGGACGAGCAGCCGAAAGACAAGCTCAGCGCTACCTAGACCTCTACTCAGAACCAACTGGCGACTCTTCCTGCAAGAGTGCGATAGAATCTAATAGAACACTTAGCGGTGCTTGCCAAGAC